CGTTCAGCCCGACTCAGAAATGGATTTGCATCAATACCACATTATTCGCCCGTTAGTTGAGGCAATTATTGCTCAGGAAAACGGGAAAGGGCCGTTGAAGAACTTAAATACCTGGTACTCCAGCGAAATTATTGACGAAGGTCTTCGCCGGGCTGGCGTTGTTAAGCCTGTCAAAGAAATTGCCAAGATCCCTGTCACCAAAGAAACCGCCAGTGCCACTGTAGCGGCGTCTTTGGGTATAGGTCAGATTGCAGAAATTTTACCTCAGATTTCGGAAGCGATAGAAAAAGCAGAGGGGCACTTATCCAGCTCATCTGTCATTCGCATCATTTTTGGCATTGCAACGATTGTTGTGGCTTGTGTGATAGCGTATTCGCAAATTAAACGCCACCAACAGGGACTTTAATCTTTAATAAGGGAGTGAAAAGGTATGGCGGTAAGTGGAGTTAGAATTCAAGACAGTCAAGGTAAACCAATAATCGAAGTAAACGATCGGATGGGGAGAATCGTTGGTTATCATGAGATTCCAGCCCTTGGTCGTAACGGTTATTTCAAAAAAACGTTCTCACATCCTGAACTAGCTGGCATGGGGGAAATATTCGTTTGGTCAGATGTAATCGATGAATTCTGGCAAATTAAGGGAACAGGAAATATTACTGTATCAGGAACAAATATTACTATTGAGGTTCGTATTGGTCGTGGCGGTACAGGTGCTCCAATCACAAGTCCTGTCAAAGTGTTTTATGGGGTGCGCTGATGGCAGAACATGGATTTCAACTGCGTGGGAAACATGGATTCCTGCAAATTGACGGTAAATATCAAAACATGGATTTGACCGACAAGAAAACTTTTGTGGCGCCAGGGGGTTATAGCTATAAAAACTCCTCTACCGAGCGTGGGAGCATGACCAGAGGAAATGGAGCCTTTTCGCCATCGACTAATATCATTGCTGTTGACTCGAATGATTGGGTTGCTCCTATTGGTGACAGTGTGTATCAAGCTCCCGGTGCAGGTCGGGCGAATGTTACGACTTATGGTTTTGGTACAGACAAAAAGCATTGGTTTAAGTCCACACATGGGTTAAGTGTGCTTAATGACAAAGGCCAAGAGGTTTACAACTCAAATTGGGCAGCTTTGCGTGTAGTTGATGTGTTCAACCTCAGCCACGTTAAAAAGTGGGCTTATGAAATACCGCCAAGCAAGCAATACGCGATGGTGATGGGAGGAGGTCGTGTTGAATATATTGCATCTCAGATGAGAGCTTACGGATACTGCTATTTCATGCGAAAAATAGGCAACAGATTTGAAGTGGAATATCGTGAATCACTGTGGTGGTTCAGAGACGAAGATGAAGGTTCTTATGTTGCACAAGATTTCCCGTTATCAATTTTAATCTTGGATGTAACTGGTTATTAAGAGGAATGTAATTAATCAATCACAAAAAGGATTTTCGATGATGAGTTTACTGTTAAATAAGGTGAAATATGCCTTATTGATGGTGATTGCGGTAGTTTCAACTTTACTGACTGCCTATGGATTGGGTAGCCGTTCAGCTCGAAAAGCTTATGAATTGAAACATGCACAAAATGACCGAGATCGCTTGTATAAAACTGTAGTCGTCAAGAATGAGGTCAAGGATGATATTAATAAAATGTCTCCCGGCGTGGCTCATAATGAGCTTAATGATCACTGGATGCGCCAGTAATAATACGGCTATTACCCCGTTATTTTGTGAGATAGCCGAGCCTATTTACATCGGACAAGAAGATGTGTTGACCGACATAACGGCTCGCGGAATTCTCACTCATAATTTAATAGGTAAACGTCTGTGTGCCTGGAAATCCAATGCCAAATGACATCAATCCGTTATATTAAAAGTCGCCTTTAAATCCTTTAACGTGATCATTAACGTCATCGGATTTAAAGGTGAATCATTAAAACCCACAGATTTATAAAATTCTTTTGCATCTTCCGAGATAGCATGAACAATTAATCCTCTGACACCGACTAAATCTGCCGCTTGAGCGACACGTATGGATGCATCTTTAACTAAATATCGGCCAAATCCTTTCCCTTGATAATTTTTATCAACTGCTAGACGAGCTAAAATAATGACTGGGATAGGATTAGGCATATTACGTTTAAATTTACTTATTGCTTCCTCTGACATTATTGAACCAGTCGCCAATGAGTAATAGGCAATCACATTTTTATTTTCGCTTACAACGTATGTTCGCGAAGCATTTTCTTTCTGATTTTTTAATGCCCTGTCTATTAACCAATTATCAAGGGTGTCAACGCCTGAATTAAAATTATCTACATTGTGATCGTCTGTTAATAAGATTGGGTCGTTAATCATGTTATCACCACGGTTTTGTCATATTCGCCGTTTTGATAAGACGTTCATTTGGAGTAGCCGGAGCATCGAGTTTAGAGATAAAAGCATCGAAAATTTCTGGAGAAACAACCATAAATGAGTGTTCCAATAAGGTGTTTTCAGCATCACGTTTAATTGTATCAAGGACATATTCAGTCACGGTTTTCCCTTTTACTTTTGCCGCTCTATCGATTAAATCTCGATCCTCTTGCCTAATCCTCAAATTGAGCGTTCTATTTTTACGACTATCAATTGTGACATTCATTTCAAATTCTCCTTCAGCTGTGATAGTGCAAATAGTAAACCAATGTAACGCCATTGTCATTACACTTTAATGAGTTTCCGGTCAATGAATCGGCTGATAACTCACATTAAAACGTTTAGCCAATCTTTCAAGTCGCTTATCCAATGTCCAAAATCTTGCTCCTGGCGTTATTAAGGCTGATGCCAGCAACGTAATATCAATAAAACCACATCCAAGCCCGTACAGTTTTTCGTTTTCAATAAACGCCATCACTTCGGCAATACTGGCCTGATGGCTCGGTGGTAAGAGACCTAGATCACTAAGTGTTCGCAGTCTTGGAGCCGGAGGGGTACCACATGCTATCTCTGCCAATACCATTGGATGAATCAGAACCAGACCCCGACTTAGCAACTGAACCAACCCGTCATTCCGGTTTTTGAAATGGTCAACCCAGACGGATGTATCAACCAAAATAGTCATTATGCAGATGGTTCCTCGCGGCGGCGGGGAATCATCTGCATTTCAGGCGATGTACCGCCGAGCGAAGCGAGCCGCTTTGCCGCTTGCACCTGAACAAACGTTTTCACTGCTTCCCGGAAAATATCAGCTTTGTCCATGCCAGGATCGGCCATTTCCAGCGCCTGTGCATACAGCACATCATCAATCGTGACAGTAGTTCGCATTTGATTACCTCATTGATTCATATATTGATGCAATATTGCATCAATATATGAATCAATGCAAGAGCTTGACATCCTCTTCAGGACGGGGTTTTACGGTGCATCGGATAAAGTATACTTTTTGATAGATTTAAATTTGATCGAATCGTTCGATTCGTTTATATTGTTTGAATCATACCATTATTCAATGAGGGGGATTATTATGGATACTCTTTCTGCCAATGAAGCCAAAACCCAGTTTGGTGACATGCTACTCAAAGCACAACGTGCCCCAATCCAAATCAATAAAAATGGAAAACCCGTCGCGGTGGTTATCTCAATGGATGAGTACGAAAGTATTAAAACACTCAGGTTAAAATTATTACAGTCAAGAGCGGCACAGGCCAGCGTTGATATTGAATCCGGTAACACCGCCGATGGTGAAACTTTTTTTAATGAACTGAGATCAGGTTTGTACGATTAGCAAACTGTTGAAAATGCTGGCTCAGGGTATTGCTGAGGGCATTATCAACATTCCCAGGGATCATTAACCACAATGGACATATTAAACTACCGCTTAACGCCTGATGCACAGGCCGATCTTATTGAAATCCGCCGTTTTACTGTACAGAAATGGGGTAAGATGCAATCGGAAAAATACCTGTCAGAACTTCAACAAACCTTTCGTTTGCTGGCTGTTACCCCTGCTCTGGGGAGAGGCTGGACGGACGCGGGATAATTTGATTGTTTGGCCTCAAAGTTTACAGATCTGGGGGTTATTCCACCGGGCTCCATAAATATCATCATTAAGAAAAACATGAAAATAAGAAATTTTTTTTATTTACATATTTATTTACATGTCTAATTTTTATCATTATCTTATTGATGAAAATAAGATAATGATTCAATGCAAGAAAACAATATGGAGGTGAATCCATGAGTGGATCTAAAGTCATTCTGGTCGGTGGAAGCAAAGGAGGCCCTGGTAAGAGCACGATTGCCCAACAGATTGCCGCTTACCTTCTTCTTAAAGGTTACACGGTCCATCTTCTTGATATTGATGAACAGGCGACCAGTTATAGCTGGTGTGAAGAACGAGTAACGGTTAACGATTTAAAACACCTCGCTTTCGGCCGGGCCTCTGAAAATATTTTTGAACGTATTAACCAACTGAAACATACCTTTGAATACATTGTTGTTGATGCCGGAGGTTTTGATTCTGCCGCACAAAGGGAAGCGATGCTCATTGCTACACACATCCTATATCCTCTACGTCCAAAGCGTCGTGACATGCGTTCTCTAACGAACTTAGATAATGTTGTAGAACAAATCCGGGAACTTAATGAAGGCGTAAAGGTTGCGGCACTGATGAACCAATGTCCAACGTTACCTAGCCAGGTTCAAAGGATAATTAATGCAAAACTTGTATGTGAGTCTTTCGGTATCGATCCGCTAAAGTCTATCGTTCACACACGTAATATTTATGATGATGCAGAAGAAGACGGCTGCTCTATCTTTGAAATTAAAGGTGGTCGTGACAAAAAAGCCGAAAAAGAAATAGAAAATGTCGTAGAAGAATTTATCTTTGGGAGGGAGATTACAGAATGAATAAGTTAGGTGGTTTAACTAAGCAAGATCGCATAACAAAAGAAGAATTTATTAAGAACGCTCAGCAAAAAACAGAGGTTATTAAGAAACGTGGTCGTAAGTCTAATGGCGAAAATATAATCAAATCCCGTACCGTTTCAATGGAAGATGAGTACCATGATCTCGTTGAACTGCTGAGAATAGTTCCTCGCCGTGCTAATTTAAGCCGTTCCGATGTGTTCCGTGCCGCACTCATATATCTATCAGGTCAGGAATTTGAAGATATTAAAGCCGCGCTAGAATTATCATTAGAAACTACTCCGAACAATGTTAAAGATCTGATTAAAGAATTAGATAACAAAATCCCATAATCTTATTAGCACTTAAAAGTGGCGAGATTCATAAAACACGAATCATAATTAATGAACAGTGAAATAAAGGGTCTCCCATTATAATAAAGAATACCAAGAAAGATAAATAATTTTGTTGTTGATTCTATTAAACGCAAAAGGAAAGTAAATGAAAGTAACTAACGAAACAAAAATTTACATACCCTATAGTATCGTTATTGCTGGTATAATTCCAATTTTCATTATTTCTTTCTTGTTTCCAAGTTTTCCAATTACTGAATTTGATATCTGGATAGATAATTTCATCGATAATTATTTATTAGGGCGAGTTGGATTATGGTCTTCTTTACACCCATTGAGAACTAAAATTATTGCTAACTACGTTAATATATTTGGGCCTGTATTTTGTTTGGTTATTTCTTTCTTATTCATAAAGAAAACAACCATAAATATCAATGAATTGGAAAAGAAAAACATATATAAAAATATTTTTGGTATTATGATTATTCTTCTTTTTGATATTGGCTTTGTTTGTATAAACTATTTTTTATCTTCTGATTTCATGCAACATCGAGGTAGTTTTTTATTATTTGGTAAATATATCCTATTTTTCACAATTCCGGCATCAATTTGGTTTCTTAGTTATTCTGTTATAATAAGTTTGAATTTCCTGATATTTTCCGTATTTCATTTCTTTCATTTTAAAAATAATCACCAAAAATAATGATGAATATCATGACCTTGAATAAATCATTCTGGGGTTCTACGCCGGAACCCCTCTCTATAACTTTCAATGTGTTTGGTCTTTACCCACCGCTAATCAGAGATGGGCAAATTTACCTTACCCGCTATGTGCCAGAATTAAATGCCCGGTTTGGGCGGTAGTCGGCTTGACAGTGATCTCGATGTCACACCCCAGCCGATTCAGACACTCCATCATCTTACGTTCTGACAGGTTGGAAAAATCGCCCCGGAACAGGTGGGATACTTTTGCCTGGCTGATCCCAATACGTTCGCCAGCAGTAGTTTGTGTCAGCCCCAGACGCTTGATAGATTTGATGATCTCAAAGGCCAAGCCGGATTTAATTTTGTGTTTTTCGGCATCACGGAAACCCAGATCGGCAAACACGTTGCCGGAGCTGATTTCAACCGCTACGCCATTAATGGTTTTCTCTTTCATTTTTCATCTCCTGGGCCATCACAGCGGCCACTTTCAGTCGATTACGGATGATGTCCATATCTTCTTTCGGCGTCGCTATGCCGTGCTTACTCTTCTTCTGAAAGGCATGTAGCACAAAGACCGCTTCGTCAAATTTCACCGTATACACCGCTCGGTAGGTACCACCTATGTCGTCCTCCAACACTTCCAGAACGCCGGCACCACCAAACCCTTTCATCACCTTCACAGCATCATGCTTTTCGCCACGCTGCGCGAAGTCTAGGGCAAAGCCAAAGAAGCGCTGCACGTCCTTCGGCAAATTCAGCAAGTCCTTCTTGCTGCTGCCTATCCACACTAGCGGCTTTTCACTTTGTTGCTCCATCCTGTTTATACCATTTATGGTATTGTGTAAATTCAGTATACCAGAAATGGTATACTCAGCAACTAGGGGTTGTACGCCAGAACGGAGAGCATAAAAACTGTGGGGATTTAAGGTGTGCCTGTTAGCAAAGTGTACACAATGAAGGCGTACATTAATAATGTCAAATACGAACGTATATGTGACAGGTGTAAGATGTTAATCGGGTATATGCGGGTTTCAAAAGCAGATGGATGTAGAAGGGTTTTCCTGACTTTCAAGTAAAATTATTTTGTGACTCCAGACCTATAAAGTCTGGAGTCACGAAGTTATATTAACATTGGTTGATATTTATCCATAAGTAAATACCCGAAGAGAAAATTACAATGCAACAACAAGTAGAGATCGAAGCTTACAAAACTAGTGAACATGTAGGCCAGCATGTAATAAATTACTTAAACGAAATAAGTAAGCAAAAACTTACAACTTTGTATAATTTTAATGAAAATGATTATGTTTCTCAGGTAATTAAGCTATGGATTAAATTATCCTTATTACTTACTCGCCGCCGCCCTGAAATAGCAGTATCGTCAATACTTACTCATTTACTGCCTGTTATTGGCGAAGAGAAACTTATTAATCTAAATCGTCTACAGCTAAATCGGGTGTTTAATAACCTCTTGGCTGAAGGAAAAACCCATGAAGCTAAAAGAGTATTTGCACTCACTAAACAATTTCTTTCTTGGTGCGAATCTCAGGGTTATATCGAACACTCTCCTTTAACTTCCATGCAACGTAAAGATGTAGGAGGTAAAACCCCTGAACCTCGTTCTCGATCACTTTCCGATGCAGAAATATGGGTCTTCTGGCATGGTCTGGATATGTGGGCAATCTCAGAACAGGTTAAATGGGCACTAAGATTATGCCTGGTTAGTGCAAGACGACCAGATGAAGTTATTCGAGCCAATCGCAGTGAATTTGATTTTGAACGTGGAATATGGCGACAAGGAAAACGAAATAAGTCATGCCGGGATCATACATTGCCTTTGAGTCCATTGATGCGTTTATGCGTAGAAAAATTGGAAGAAGCAAATATATGGAATAGCCCTTGGCTTTGTCCATCACCAAAGAACCCACAAAAACCGTTATCAAAAGGTTCACTCGCTCAGGTGGTACGGAGGATAGTCAGGAATGTCGATAAATTTGGTCTTGAAGAGTTTCTACCTCGTGACCTGCGTAGAACTGCCAGAACTAAATTGGCAGCATTAGGGGTACAAAACGACGTTGCCCGTAAAATTATGAATCATGCACTTGAAGGAATTGACCGAACATATGACAAACACGATTACTTTGAGCAAATGAAAGAGGGACTCAATTTGCTGTCTTCATCGATACAAGAAATTCTTTCTGAAGACAGCTATAGAGGATTAAAGCATAATTTTAAAGGTGAGATTTTAGAGCTACCTAACACCTCATTTCTTTATTAAAAAATTTATTAATACATTGATTTTAAATATATTTATTAGCTAAATCTTGGAAGAATTTTGACATATCGGCATGTCGAATGTTATCCGGATCTAATGATTCTTCCGATTTAGCTTTACGGTAAGCCTTTAATACCTTGGCTTCATCCTCGGTCAATATTTCTGCATGTCTTTTAAATATTTCCAGTAAACTAGGATACCTTTCTTCAAGTACTAAAGTTAATAAATTAGCCTCGTCAACCCCTAACGCTTTAGCAAAAGCAGGAACTTTGTCTACTGGAAGTAATAACTTCCCTGACTTAATCATTGAGAGATTATTTGCTTTTTCATAGCCTACTTCTTTCGCAATTAAAGCTTGTGTTTTACCACTAACTATAATTGCCGCCTCAATAAATGAGCCTATTTTATTTCCTTTCATGTCAGATACCTTTATTTGTAGAAGATTTACTCTTATTTTTTTCTTATATTAAAGTTGTTCAAAAAATAAGTAAACACTTAATTAACTAATTAATTAAATAAATTACCACTTATTATATAAATTTATCAGAGATAATTTCAGAATGTGAAAAAATAATTTAAATAAGCATAGTCTAACTCACCAATAAGTTATAAAATGAACGCCCAAATTCATTAAATACAGTAATATTAAATAAGTAACTAATTACTTACTATCTGAAGAGCGACTAGACATGCAAAACGATATAATTTTACCAATTAACAAACTACATGGCCTTAAGTTATTAAACTCTTTAGAATTAAGCGATATAGAGTTAGGTGAATTACTATCGCTAGAAGGGGATATCAAACAGGTTTCTACAGGCAACAATGGAATTGTTGTTCATCGTATCGACATGTCAGAGATAGGTTCATTTTTGATAATTGATTCAGGAGAAAGCCGGTTTGTGATCAAAGCGTCATAAAACTCTGCGCAGGGTAGTGACCGGGTAACGGCGATAATTGCCAATAAATGCAGGGCTGGCGTAGCCCCGCATTTATTATTCTTAAGCGCTCTGGAGACGCAGCCAAAACTCAGGGGTACTTCCCAGCGCTGCGGCAATACGAATTGCCAGTGTTGGAGTTAACGCAGTTTTACCGGCAAGAAAACGCGATACCGTAGCGGGTGTTACTCCAATATTCAGTGCAAAGCGACGACCACTAACACCCAAGTCCTCTAAATCTCTGGCGATAATCTCTCCAGGATGAGAAATTTTAAACTGTCTCATTAGTGATAATCCTCATAATTCAAAATGTAAGTATCACCGTTAATGAACTGAAAAGTAATGCGCCAGTTAGCCCGGACAGTAATAGACCAGTAACCTTCGCGATCTCCTTTCAACAGGTGAAGTTTATAGATTTGGCGGTTTGGCAATAGATTTTTGCAATGGATGAAGCAGAGAAAAGTTGGCAGTTATCACCGCTACCCGGTCACTATCCCTAGTTCTCTATGCTCCCGGGAATTCGCTCCCTTGCCGTCGCGATGCATCTTGAAATCCATTGGGTATATAAACCATATCATTAAGTAAACAAGGAAATTTACTAATTGATAAAAATTAGAAAACAACATAAATATCTAAACAATAAAAATAATCAAATTATATTATTTATAATAACCTATTGCTGACTTAATATATTGTAATATTTTGTAATGCACATGTGTAAATTTTTGAAAAAAGTTAAAATAATCAAAGAAACTATATCCATTGTTATAATTTCCCATTGAATTAAAACAGGCTGTAATGTTTTGCCGTGAGCGCTCTCACTAATCTGTTTTACCTTGAAAATTTTACAAAAACCGTTTTTATCCAATGCGTCGTAAAACCTCGTTCTTCATGAGGATGTTAATTCAACGATATTACGAGAATTGGTAAACAAATATGATGGTTCATGGAACTGAGATTTTCTGTTCTGACGAGCGATAAAAAACGGGGTTTTACTTCAATCACTGACCACTATAGGTAGTAGATCTACTTATCTACAATAGTTACCGTTTCCCTTTCTATCTTCCTCACCCTGTATTTACTCTCTATCGGAGTCATGAAGGTTAAAATTGTCAGCAAAATTTGCTCTCTATCTCGGTCACTTTCTCTTAGCCTTGGTGATTTTATCCGCCCTAATTTTCTCCAATAATTCAAGCTCTTCCAGAGTAAGTTCAGTGAAAATTAATTCCTCCTGGGGAACCTTTTTTTTCTCCTTAAGCGCACGTTTGGAAGATTTGAGCGTTTTTAGGGTTGGTCGTCTTGCATGGATGATGAAGTAAACGGAATTACCGCGTTTAATCTCAGTACAATCCAGGTAGCCAATGCTTTTAAGCTGCTCCATTGCTTTGCGTACCGTGGCATTCTGTGTTGTGACCCGAGATTTAAGGTTTAAGCGCGCCCGTAAGCGAGCCAGTGAGATGGGAGCAGGACTAGGCGGAAGACTCTCGATGTAGGTGTAAAGCGCTTGAGCGCTCTCTTTTCGGCTCAGCTCGTTAATTGCTCTGAGCTGAAGCAGTACCTTACGGTCGAACTGATATAACTCAAATATCTTCGGATCTGCTTGAATAGTAACAGTATCTTTCACCATATCGTAATAAGCCGACTGTACCAGATGGGTGTGATATGACTTATCCTGGCTGCGAAAGGACAGAGTATTGGTTGCAATTCGCCTCAGAGACGCATCCAAACGCTCTCTAAGACGTTTTGAGGACCTACTTGATGGGATACCACAGAGTTTGATGAAATCGACGAAGGAGAGCGTTACAGACGCTCCTATGACCTTGTACTTTGCAAATGAGTGAATGATGCCAACCCACGTTTTGAAATCATTATCCATATCGAGCCTGGCACCTGTGATATGGATATTCTCATAGCCTTCGGTTTTAACAATGGTCAATTGTCTCAGCTCTGCTGTGGCGTCCATTGAGGACATCTCACCTTTGTGGCCTCGTTTGGTGGATTTCAATGTAGGGACAAAAAGCCCTAATCTCATCAGAGCGACTGGTTGAATTGTATTGCTGTTGTTAGGAACCAAACTAACAAGCTCACCGCTTCCCTTCTCAATCTCCCAAAACATATCATATATCTCATTGTTTTTATTAAAATTTTCAACCATTCTTCTATTCCTAAACAAAAAACTCACTCATCACACCAATTCCTGTGAATAAACCTGTGGACAATATTTAATAACTTTTGCTTTATCTATAAAAAACAAATAGTTATTTCTGTGCACAAAAATAGGCGTTTACTCTCTATAGTGGTCGTAAATCACCGTTTTTCGAGGGTGTTTTACTCTCTATCGAAGTCGTTTTACTCTCTATAGTGGACATTAACCCACTCCAAAGCCTTGTGGCAACTGGGTTTGAAGGGTACGGGGATCTTTTAGGATCTATAAAAGATCTTATTATTAGATCTGGCCTGTGGAAAAAGTGAAAATTGCCCCTGAAAACCCTAAATTCCCCGACCAAATTGCATCACAGCACGACCACTCAACAATTCAGCCATCGAAATCACAGTCATTTGCAGTCATGAAAATTAAAATCGTCAGCAAAATTTGCCCAAATTTGCTCTCTACCTCGGTCACTTTCTTAGTCCTGATGATTTTATCAGTCATAATTTTTTAAATTAATTCAATATCTTAACGAGTGATCTCAGTAAAAATTAATTCATCCTAAAGTCTTTTTTTTTTGCTTTAAGCGCTCTTCAGGAAGAGTTGTATGACCTATCCGAGCTGAGAAAGGACAGAGTATTGGTTGCAGAATGCCCCATAAACGACATATAACACACTGTAAGGCATTTTTATGGCCATTCTAATGCGATACCACAGGGTTTGATTAAAAAGACGATACAGAGCGTTACAGACGCTTCTGTAGTCTTGTGCTTTGCAAATGAGTGAATGATGCCAAAATCATTATCCATATCGAGCCTGACACCTGTGATATGAATATTCCCATCCGTTGGAGCAATCTCACTATTTGCAGCCATCGTTTGATGGATTTCAGAAAACCACGCACTGCATTGATAAGTAATTGATTACTTATTATGATGAATAACCTTTATTTGTTTATAGTGATTCCGTTTAATATCATTGCATTGATTCAGAGAAAAACTCTTAGCGCCTAACTGGCGCTTTTTTATTTAATCGACACATAGCGAATAAATCAGAAAAAGTAGATTTATATTCTGAAAGAATGAAGTTAATCAACTAATGAATCAATTACGATATAATTTCTATTGAAAAGTTTTCAGAGGATACAACATTGCCACAATCCATCCGTTTGGCTAACGATGGTAATTTGAACAAAATTGGAATATCAGAACATGGCGCATAACAACAAGGATAAAAATTTAAGATAAGTTCAAAAGTTTATTAACTTATTGATTTTATTTTGAATTTTTTCTTTTAGTTTCTTAAGACAATAGGTTCTCTATGACCCTATGGTGGCATGGGGTTAGGGGTTTTACCTTGTTATCCCTTTCTCTTCCCTTCTAGACCTCTAGGCAAAGTCTGACTAAATCTAAAATCTTTAAATATTAAGCAAAGTCTACCTAAGTCTGAAATCTTGAAATATTACTGAGAACAAAAGGACATCAAGAAAACTAAAACCATTTAATCCATAAACCTTAGAGTAAAACTTAAAACACAGTTGACGGTATGCAGAACCATTTATAGGGAGGTCGCCCCGGCATTCGTACAGCTTTTACATTGAATCAGTTTTAGTCTCAGATTCGAATGTGATATGAGGTCCCCGTCTCCAGGCATACCGGCTTAATAGTACGAGTAGGATTTTGCCACCTTGAACCTGCTTTATCCTCGGTCAAAAGTTATCCAACTGTGAGTTTCTGCCTTTGTCGTCGATAATCAGTCTTAAGCGCAATTAGTCTGTTATCCGGGGAGGGGCGCTACAACCTAACCTACCTAACCTACCGCTGTCGCATTAGGCAGTACATGCAGCAGCTAAACGGAAAGAACTGATTAGTTAATTCTATTTGACGTTAAATATGTATTCAATAATCGTTTACTTAACACATACATCTACATGTACCTTCAAGGCAAAGTCTTTATAAGTTGGAGACAAAACAAGCAATGCAGGATTGAACAAGATTGATTTACTTACTTTTTATAAAACATAGTAAATATAATAGCTTATAGTAATGTATAACGTTAATACACGATCATTGGAATCATCAAAAATCTTTTACCCTTACGAGTAAGAACAACAATGATAAGTAAGTGATTATTGATTTTTAGTTATGTATAAGTGTATACTCATCATGTCATGGAAGACGAATAAACAGTCATACACTGTTGTCTCAAGGAAGAGACTATTTTCAAGGGGAGGTTCAACCTCCCATACTTATTCATTTCTTAATGAAAAAATATAAATCGATCTGTTATGAATAAAGCATAGGTATTTACACAAGTTTCATCAAAAAAGAGCAATTACCCTAAGATCATTTAATAGATTTACTATTTATTCGCATAAAAATGCGAGGTGATATATAACATATCAAATATTCAGCAATTATTATCGACTTAAAGATTAATTCTAAATAGATGCTTTTACTCAAGAGAAAGGTGGATATAGGTAAAGGAAAGCTATGCAATTACCTATAAATTTAAATGTCAGGATTTCTTATCTAGGTTGGCAATTAGTTCATCCATTTGTTCTTGTGTGATCCGACCTTCTGAAAACATTTTTTCAAGCTTAGATCTTGCATTGTTAGCTGAAACCAAACCTTTCGTATAATGGTCAAAATCAGCAAGTGTCATATTTTCCAAAATAGCATTTAATATCATATCAAGATTTGGCTTAACAGTATGAGAACGAAGCCGAACTCGACAATCAGCTAAACGTTTGTGAGCTTTTTCGCTAACTCTGAATTGAACCACTTTAGAATTCATCAATAAAAATCCTTATAAAAAAACAATAATTAATTCTAACTACCAAACAAGTAAAAAGGCAACTCAATAACTTATGGTAATAAAATCAGCAGTCTCTTTCACAACTTTTCTGTAATTGATGTAATTAAGGTAGATTAAGAGCTAAAAGGCTATTATTAAAACGTTTTTTCGTTTATATTAAGCAACGTAATTTCTCTGAAGTTACGTAGTATCGAACAGCGCAATGGAAGTGCTGAGCGCAAAAAATGTAATATTGAAGCTGGCAAAGTTCACTTCAATTTTAACATAGCTCTCAATCTATCGGTAATGACCCATTATGTAAGGGGTAGTGCGTAAGATTGAGTTTAGTTGTTATGACTTAATAAGTATAAGTAAGGGATTACAATGAGTAGCAAAGTAGAAAACATCAAGTTAGGCGCTTGCGCCGTAGGTTTTGACGCCGTTGATATGGGTTACACTAAAGGCGGCGTAGAAGTTGAAATTGCAACTGAAACCCTAAAAGTCACCGTTGACCAGTTTGGCCAGACTACTTTGTCTGAGCTGATCCAAGGTCGAAACATCAAAATCACCGTACCACTGGCAGAATCTGAGCTTAATCGCTTAGTTAAATTAATGCCGGGAAGTACTTTATCTTCGGATGGTAACACTTTATCCATTTCTACCGGTATGGGCGTGAATCTGGTAGATGTTGCGAAAGAGTTGGTCTTAACACCTCAAGACAATACAGACTTCATACTGACCCTGCCTAAAGCGGCTACGGCTGGTAATTTCACTATGGCTTATAAATTTGATGATGTGCGTGTATACAACGTTGAATTTACTGTCTACCCAGATAGCACTGGCGTGTTGGGTAAACTATCTAAGCCGGTATAAAGCAATAACACCGGAAAAGTCAGAAGATAAAAATCCGGTAAAGAAGAGATAAACTCTGGCTAACATGCCGTTGATTATAATAGATAAGTCAATGGTTACTTATTATGTAGTATGGCTCTTAGGAGCCGTACTATTTATGGAGAAATATAAATGACCAAATTGTTAGATTTGGATGCAATTCTGCCACCTGTCAAAAGTGTGAAATTTGGTGGTAAAGAGTTTCCTATTGTTAACATGACCGTTGGCCTATTCGTCCGTATTAAACAGATGGAAGGTCAAGATCTGGCGACCAAATCTCCAGCAGAACAAGTCGTGATGTATGCAGAGATGGTAAAGCAACTCTTGCCTTCCATTGACGATGAAATTCTTGGTCGCATGACCGTTGAGCAGTTGCAGCAGATCTTCAATTTTGCCATGGCACAGGTTGAAGAAGAAAATGAAGCCGCTGCCGGGGAAGAAGCAAAGTAATTACCCGCGACGAGGCTGGAGTCGTCACTATTTCTATCGACTTCGGCTTCTATTTCAGTCGTGTTGTTGCTCATTACTCAATTCCGCCCGAAGCGATTCTCAACCTGCCACTTATGACCTTCTGGATGTTCAGTAGAAACATCGACAGGTTAAGAGCCGAAGAGGACATTCGACTCTTTCAGGTGGCTAGAGTCGCACAGGCAGATGCAGACAGCAGTAAGGCGTTTGTTGAGGGGCTACAGCACAGACTTGGAAAACCTGTTGTTACGAGTGCGGTTTACACCCCAAGTTTTGCTAAAGCCGATCCTAACGCCAAAGAACAATTGATGAAGATTTTCGGTGGAGGATGACAAGGAATGTCAGAGAACATGGAGTTTAAATTGTCACTGGACAGCAAGTCGTTTACCGCAAGTATCAACAGCGCGGGCAAATTGCTTAAAGCGTTTGGTGATGGTGCGAAAACTTCCGCTAAATCAATAGCAGTAAGTGAACGCGCCATGAATTCATTATCCCGAACCTTCAGGGTTTTGAATAAGCAGCTTCTTGATGGTGAGAAGGTTGCGCAAGATATGGCGGCAGGCTTTCAGCTTATGGCAGCGCGAGGTAAAAATGCTCAAGTCCAAGTTGTTAGTCTGAACGCCAATCTTAAAACGCTACAGACACGTCTGGAAGGTGTCGAAAGGACGCTCGACAAGACCACAAATGCTATGAGTGCATTTGTAAACCGGTCGCATCTTGCTGGCTTGGCCGCCAAAAATATGGGGTTAAATGCCAAACAAAGCTCCGAGAGTTTCTCTTCACTTAACACCCACTTAAGTCGTACAAGTCTCGTTTTGCAGAGCTGGAAGGGTAGTACATCTACTGCTGTTGGTGGCCTGAAAGCTATCAGCAACCAGCTCCGTGAGATTGCAAATCGTGAAGCCCAAATTACTCGTACTCCGTTTCGTGTTTCTACTTCCCCTGTTTCTGGTGGTAATAGAAAAACAAGTGGAAACGATGGAGGTGGAAGATCAATTAATTCAAGTGGGGAGCATAGCAGCAGTTTCTTTGACGGGTTAGTCGGTAAAGTGAGTAAAGCTGCTCAAACAGCGAAAGATATTTTTATTTCGTGGCAACAGCCTATTGTTGAAGCTGCGGCACAAATGCAGAAAATGCAAATCTTGCTGGAAGGGGTTAATAAGTCTGCGGCTGATCCGAAAGCGGCTGCCCGCCAGGACATGGATTATATCGTCAACATGGCAAAGACAGCGCCGTTCTCTATGGGTGCGCTGACTGATGCCTTTGTAAGGTTTAAATCGGTAGGACTCGATCCGACAGATGGCTCCATGAAGTCACTGATAGATTCAGTTGTACGATTTGGCGGTGACAGTGCATTGTTGAAACGTTCAGCCACTGCGATTCAACAGATGTCTGCTAACGGCGTTATTTCCATGGAAGGGCTTCGTCAGCAATTAGGTGAAGCTATCCCGACTGCAATGCAAGCAATGGCCAATGCGTCTGGTGTAACGTTAACAGAGCTGACCAAGCAGATTGCAACGGGTACAGTTGAAGCGGAATCAGCGCTGAAGCTGTTGTTCATAGGTTTGGAAGCACAGAACAAAGGTGCAGCCAACAATCTGATGGTGACCTATACCAGTGCACTGACACAGTTGCAAACCTCATTTACGTTATTTGCTGACAATATCGGTAAAAGTGGTTCTTTGGAATCCATGACTAACGTCTTCCGCGACCTCACTAACTACATGAATAGTGTGGATGGCCAGAAGATGGCGATGAATATTGGTGAGAATCTGTCCTCTGCGATTGAAAGCCTGCGAACCATGGCGAAATTCGTGGGTGACAACATAGGTCTATTTAAGACATTAGCAGAGATTATTGTAGCGGGTCTGGGCTTTTCACTGCTCAAAAAAGGGATTTTAGGTACCGCTGGCGCTGCCATGGATATGGGTAGGGCCGTGAAGAATGGCTTCAGTATGATTAACTCAGCCGGTGTAGCTGCTGTCTCAACGGTTGGGCGAATTTCTAAGCTAATTAGTGAATTCGGGGCAAAAGCGGCGCTCATTATTGGTGTAGGTGAAGCAATCAAGATGGTTAGGGCCGCATGGCTAAGCTTTACAGCAGTTGTTATTGCTAACCCAGTGGGTGCTGTGATAGCAGCTATTGGTGTTGCTATTGCCGGCTTAATCTCCATTATGACGATGTTGCGGGATAAGACTGAGGAAACCGTTACAGAGATCCGCAAAATTCCTGCTGCCATGACCACCGCACAGCGAGCTCAGGTCAAAGGTAAAATAAATTCCCTCAATGGTAACATTGCCGAGGATGAACGGATTCTCAGAGCGATGGGTGACCGTGATAGTTATGTTGAAAACTATGGTCTTGGAGCAAGAGTTCACAACCGTAAAACTGTAGAAGAACGTATTGCATCCACCAAAAAGCAACGCGATATGTACACTGAAACAATCGGCATGGGTGACAAAGCGGTATATGAGCAGTTGGCCGCCGATGTGATTAAAAATCGCCTTGATAAGATTGATGTAGGCATAGCTGCGGGATTAGCTCAATACGATAATACAACCGCGAAAAAAGCAGCAGCAGAGCGTGTGGCGCTTAGCAACTCTAAGTTATCACCGTTAGAAAAAGAGAAGGAAATAAAGCGGATCAACGACAATGACCGTGCAGAGAACTTGAAACCGTACACGGCTGCAATTGATGCGACTACCAAGCATGTTGATAACCTGGCGATTGAAGTTACCAGGTTAACCGAGCAACTGAATGATCCGAAGTTAAATGCTGATGAGCGGTCACGTAAACAGGGGCAATTGGATGGACAGGCAAAAGCCTATGTTATAGCCAAAAATAAACTGGAAGAGTTGCAGTCGACAGCTAATAACATTTCTCAATCTCGTTTCGGTACCTCTTTTACAATTGGAAAGAAAAGTACTGGTTTTGGTATGGACCCGAAACTTGATGAAAAGATGAATAAGTTGTACCTGAGCAGTCTTGCCGACTCTGGAGTTAAGCCACGAATGAATGCTAGTGGTAAGGTTATGACAGACCTCACTGGCGATATGATTACGGGTGACAACCAGCTTAAGGTAGATCAAGAGATACGGGCAATCTACAGTGAAGTGACGCGTCTTGATCAGTTAACCGCTGAGCAACAGAAGCAAGTTTCCGAAACGCTGGCGAATGCCAAAATTAAGGACGCAGAGAGAGCGGCGGATGCAGCCGTTACTGCGTCCAACAGAGAGACTGCGGCCATACGCACAACGGGAGCAGAACAGCTCGAGTTGGTAGAGAGTTACCGGAAAGCACTAGATAAGGGCGCTCAGTTAACCAGACAAATGGGGTTCAGTACTGAGGCCACAGCAACGTTCGATCAACAGATTAATGATGTTACTGACAGTCTGATAAAACTGGCCAACGCAACACCAACCAGTTTGATTACGCCAGAAATGATCGAACAGGCGAATGCTCAACTTTCTTTCATTCAGGATAATGCTAAAGAGTTACGAGATCGTTTCAATCATGACGCGGTTAATCAAAATATTCAGAAGTTTGCTCCGTTTGCTGAAAATGTTATCTCTGCGGGTTATACGCCAAGTCGTGAAGAGAAAGGTAGGGAATTCAACGAGAATTTCAATCGCAGCTTGTCTTATCTGCAAGGGGAAGCCAACAAAACGCAAGACGAAGATATGGCTAAACTGTACGAGCAAAAAATCACGCAAATGCTTGCAGCTCGTAATAAGGCTTTTATTCAATCTGCGGGTACTGCCTCTCAAAACTTGGCTGTTCAGTATGCAGATGTGGCGAGTCAGGTAGAAAAAGCATGGGCGGGAACGTTTGAAAGCCTGACTGATCATCTCGTAGATTTCGTGAAGACCGGCAAATTTAACATGACCAGTTTTGCCGACTACATCACCAATCAGATGTTACAAATTGCCATGAAATCTATGGTGGTTGAACCGTTGATGAATGCTTTAGGCATGGGGTCAAATCCTAACGGTCAGGGACCAGGACCAGTCAGCAATTTGGTGAACGGCTTCATGGCGGGGACGACAGGTGCAAACGCCAGTGATCAGTCTCTTATGGCAACTGTGCCTGGTGCGCCTCAAGATGATTCATTAGGTAACGTAAAAACCCCAGTGAAATCGTTAACATCTTCCATGATGGATTTGGCTTCTTCCGGCGTAGATAGATTGAAATCAGGGTTTGCGTCACTAACGTCCAGCTTCGATTTTAACTCTATGGCCACAGAAAAGAACGCAGCTACAACCAACGAAGCGACGAAATCTACCTGGATGTTTTCCAACACGGCGACTGCGGCAATTACCGCTGTAGGCGCGACAATTGCCTCGCTGGGAGCTGCGACAGGTAATAAGTGGATGGGATACCTTGGTGCAGCCGTCAGCATTGTTGGGATGGCTTCAACGGCTTATAACGCCATGTCGTCAGCGGGCTGGATTTCTTCTGGCGGCGGGAACGCTGTAGCAGATGGCACCAAGGGAATGCAGCTCACCCCTACGCCTGATCAGTTTCAGGTTATTACGCCTCATGCCAATGGCGGTGTATTTGGACCCGGTGGCGTAGTTTCACTTGCTAAATACTCTAAAGGAGGCATCGCCACTAGCCCACAGCTTGCTTTGTTCGGTGAAGGCGATATGAACGAAGCCTATGTACCACTACCAGATGGCCGCACAATCCCAGTCACGATGACAGGTAATGCCGGCGGTTCTGGCGGCGATCAGGTAAATATCGCTATTACGGTGCAAAACTACCAAGATGGTTCAAGTAACTCATCTGAGGATGGAGACAACGGCTCTCAGTGGAACGAAATGGCTCGGAAAGTTAAGGCCGTAGTTCTGGATACGTTGACCTCAGAAAGTAGACCCGGTGGTATGTTAAGCAATACGGCTAGATAAAGGAGGAAATATGTCACGGAAGGCATTTACCTGGCACCCAAAGTTTGACTCACAGAAAGAAATGACGCCATCCGTCACGATGTTATCTTTCGGGGAAGGTTATGAACAGCGCGTTACCACGGGACTTAACTGGCGGAGACAAAGCTGGAGTCTTGAATTTGAAGGTTCGTGGAGTGAGGTCAGACAAATAGAAGATTTCCTCTACGACAGAGGTGGGGTTGAATCATTCGACTGGACATCGCCGGAGAAAGATAACTTTGTCGTTGTATGTGATAAATATCAGGTTAAGCGCGGACGGGGAATTTCTACTCTAACCGCAACATTCCGACAAGTATTTGAGTAACACTACGCCCCTGGTAAAGGGGCGTCTTCAAGGATGAAGAAAAATGGAAACAATTACTTCAGGTATTCAAGCCCTCGCACCATCAGCATTAATTGAATTATTTGAACTGGATTTATCTGTTACGAAGTCTGGCGGCAAGTTGTTATTCCATGCAGGAACTAATGAACTTTCTGAACCGATCATTTGGCAGGGGAAAACTTATAATCCGTGGCCGATTGCGGCATCTGGATTTGATAAAAATGGTCAGGGAAAATTGCCTCGTCCCAAGATGCAGATTAGTAACTTCGATGGCATTATTTCCGCTGAAATTCAGGCTAACGAGGACCTCATTGGTTGCAAAATCACACGCAAGCTAACACTAGCGCGTTTTCTGGATGCCACTAATTTTAAAGACGGCAACCCAATGGCAGACCCGAACCAACATTTTGCAGATGAAATCTGGTTTATTGATCAGAAAACCTTTGAAGACCGCGACATAGTCGAGTTTGAACTTGCATCAGCGTTTGACTTAATGGGAGTGCAATTACCGAACCGTCAAATTATTAAGAATTCTTGTCAGTGGCAATACCGTAGTGCCGAATGTGGTTACACCGGGCCTTATTTCGATAAGGATGATAATTTGACGACAACGCCTAGTGCTGATTTTTGTACTAAACGTCTTTCCAGTTGTCGTGCGCGTCGAAATTATTTTGCCGATGGCATCATTGCATTCGGCGGATTTCCGGGAGCAAATCGCGCATGATCATTAAGGACATGATTGGAGAGAAGTTGCTTAACGATATGCGTCAGGCGGCTTTGCACGCCTATCCGAATGAAGCCTGTGGTTTGTTAGTCAATACACGTGCTAACAAATATGAACTCATTTTGTGCCGGAATGTTTCGGAAGAGCCTGAAGACTTTTTCGTGATGGATGCAGATGACCAGGTTGCCGCGGAACAAATGGGTCAGGTTGTTGCGGTGTGGCATTCTCATACCGACGGCGATAATCAAGCGAGTGAGGCCGATCTTGCAGGTTGTGAAGCGTCTGAAATCCCCTGGTTTATCATCAACATCAGCAAGAACTATAATCCTGAAATTGAAGCAGAGTTCCGGTTCAGTGATATCAATGTGATAGAACCATCAGGGTTTGAGATGCCCTATGAAGGGCGTCCTTATGCTTTTGGGGTGTTTGATTGTTGGCTACTTTGCCGAGATTATCTCAAACGTGAATTTGGTATAGAGATGGGAGTATGCCCTGATCTGCATATTCCGTCGTGGTGGGATAAAGGGATAAATATCCTACATGAAAATTATCAATCACAAGGTCTGGTACGCCTTCCTGTGGGCACTCCCCCGCAGCGTGGAGACATTTTTCTCATGCAGATGGGAAGCAAAATGTCTGATCACTGTGCGGTTTACATTGGTGATAGCATGATTTTGCATCACCAGATGGACAGATTGAGTACAAAAGCAATCTACGGTGGTATGTATGAAAAACATATGACTCACCACTTAAGACACAAAAACTTGATGGAAGGGATTTCTAATGAGTGATACGGATAAAGAAAAAGCTCATCTGGTCACCGTTGAACTAGGCGGTGTATTGGGAAAACACTTTGGAAAAATTCATCGTATAGCTACCGATACGGCCAGAATGGCGATCAATATCATCGACTGTAATCGTCCAGGTCTACTGTCTTGGATGAAGGTAAATGCAAAAAAATACCAGAAATATCATATTCGTATTGAACGTGAAGATGGGCAGACTTACGACTTAAGTAACGAAGAATATCTGTTAGAAAGTAATGGCCGCTTGAAATCTATTCGAATCACGCCTATCTATCGCGGTGCTGGCCCGAAGGTCTTAGGGGCGGTGCAAGTTGTTGTTGGGGTAATCTTGATGGCTACAGCTATAGTTTCTTCAACAGTGACAGGCGGTGCGTCATTGGCGATGTTCTCAGCCGGCTTTTCCATGGTATTCGGCGGTATTACGGCGCTCCTTTCTAAACAGCCTACCAATAAAATGAGCAGTGTCGACCACAAAGATTCCTATTACTTTGACGGCCCGCAAAATACGGTGTCACAAGGCAACCCTGTTCCACTTATTTTTGGAAAAGAGGTATTGGTGGGTTCGCAGATTATTAGCGTGAGAATGTCAGTAGACCAATTGATGTAATAATTCTTCGTGTTTCTTTTAATTTGTATATTAAATAATTACCTGTGATATGGAGATTACAGTGAAAATGAAAGAAAAGCGTCTTTTAGCAGGTGCTGGCGGCCAAAAAGGAGGCGGATCAGCACGCACACCGATTGAGGCTCCCGATAACGTTCAATCGAGGTCATTAGCATCAATATTAGACTTATTAGGGGAAGGTAAAATAGGCGGTCTGGTTGATGGGGGAAAATCTATATTTCTCGACAACGTACCGCTATTGAACCCTGACGGCACAAGTAATTTTAATGGTGTCACCTGGTGGTTCCGTGATGGTTCTCAAGATCAAGATGTTATCGAAGGATTTGATGCCGTTGAGACACCAAAAGATGTTGGTGTTCGAATAAAAACAACGTCATCTCGTACCATACAAATTGACAATGATGATGCGGATCAGGTTCGTATCATCATGATGTTTCCGAAATTAACAAATACTGACCGCAAAACCGGAGATACTTACGGGACAACCGTAGAGTTTCAATTTTCTTTAGCTATTGCGGATAAGGGCTTTGAGCCTATTACTCCGATTGGTTATAAGTCACCGGTTATTAATGTTAGTAAGAAATCCAGTGGTAAACATTTTCGGGAATATTTGTTCGACCTGCCTAAGCCAGGAACAAATTACCGTATCCGTGTTGACCGTTTGACACCTGACAGTAATACCGATTATGTGAATGACCAAACCTGGGTGAGTTCATACGGGGAAATCGTCAATTCTAAATTGGCTTATCCTAACAGTGCCTTAGTTGGTATTCGTATCGATTCACAGCAGTTTGGTAGCTCAATGCCATCTCGGTCATATCTGGTCAAAGGATTGGAGATCCGCGTACCGTCAAACTATCGACCAGATACGAATACTTACCATGGTGATTGGGATGGCACATTTAGTCTTCAGGTGTCGGATAATCCGGCATGGATTCTCTATGATATTTTGACCAGTAAACGCTATGGGCTTGGTCAGTATATTCAGGAATCTATGGTAAATATCGCGCAACTGTATCAAATCGGGCGATATTGCGATCAGGAAGTCTCTGACGGGTTTGGCGGGTTGGAGAAACGCTTTTCGATTAACACCGTTATTAATTCTCGTGGTGAAGCGTATAGGGTGTTACAGGATATTACTTCCGTCTTCCGTGGAATGATTTTCTGGGCGGGCGGTATGGTCAATATCATGCAGGATAGTCCGTCCACGCCGATTATGCAGTTCACTAGTGCCAATATCATCGGCAAAGTGTCCTATAAAGGCACATCGCGGAAAGACCGCTCAACCGTAGCTATGATCACTTACAACGACAAAGATGACCTTTACAAACAAAACATTGAGTACGTTGAAGATCATGAAGGCATTAAACGTTTTGGCATCCGTAAGACAGAATCCGTCGCGTTCGGTTGTACCAGTCGTGGGCAAGCACATCGTGTTGGTCTTTGGACGCTGTACAGCAACCGCATGGAAACTGACTTAATTACCTTTAAAACAGGCTTAGATGCGTCACTTCTGATGCCCGGCGAATTGGTGAAATTGCAGGATAAATTTCGGACAGGTAAACGTAACTCTGGCCGTGTGAAGAGCTTCACCACGAACAGCATTACACTGGACGCACCAGTTAAGTTAGAACAAGCAGGCAACTCTATCTCTTTCCTGAATGCAAAAGGGAAGATGATTGATCGCAACCTGATTGAAGGTGCCGGGGAATACACAACGGTTACATTTAAAAAGCCGATTAGTGAAGAAGAAACCCCTGTTTCCTTAGGTATATGGACGATTACGGAGCCTAATCTTGAGCCAATGATTGTTCGTATCTTGAGCGTCAATCAAGGTGAAGAGAAAGGTTCATTCGATATTGTTGGAGTTCAGCATAATCCGACTAAATTTACCGCGATTGACCAAGGGGCAAAATTAACACCATCGAAGACAACTGCCCTCGACCCTACTTTCTCTAAACCAGAAAACCTGATGATCACAGAGGGAACTTACCTTTCATCACCGGGTAATTTATCTGTGAAATTGACTGTAAGTTGGGAAGGTAAATCACCGTCCTATATTCTGCGCTGGAGACGTTCTGACGTTGTCGAAGGCTGGAATACAGTTGAAGTGACGGAAGAGCAGTACGATATTCTGAACGTGGCTGAAAACGGTGAGTACGACATTGAAGTGTACGCTATATCAATGACTGGCCGTCGTACTGCGGCTATCACTGTGACTTACAAAACACTCGGAACGATGACACCGCCGAACGCCCCGAGTGCACTGACAGCAATAGGGGATTATCGTCAAATTATCCTGAATTGGGTGAATCCTGATTCTGTCGATCTGGATAGAGTCAACGTCTACGCTTCTAAAATTAATGACCTATCGTCATCAGCTCTGGTCGCGGAAGTTGCATCATCCACTTTCACCCACAGCGGCATTAATGACGACGAAACCTGGTATTACTGGGTGCGAGCCGTCAACAAGCGAAGCATGCTCAGTAACCCTAACTCCAATTTGGGAACAGAAGCGACGACTAAAAACGTTCTTTCCTTCTTGAAGAATCAGATAACAGAGAGTGAGTTAGGGCAAGAATTGCTAAGTGATATTGATGGAAAAGCCACCAGGGAAGCGGTGGATTCTATCAAAGAATCTATCGATGAATCGGTTAAAAAGCTGGATGAATCCGTTACGGGTATTTCTGATTCATTTGCCGATATGGAAGAGACGCAGAAAAAGTTAAAAGAGACGGTAGACGGTACACAAAGCAAGATTGATAAAGCTTTGGATGATGTCAATGATTCTGTCGCCAAAGTGACAACTTTACGGGAAACCGTCGAGAAACAGAATGAGTCTATTGCTGGAACACTGAATGCTGTCAATGCTGCGGTGAATAGCAATAAAGCCCAGATCGCCGCGGAACAAGAAGCGCGTGTAACTGCTGACGAAGCTTTGTCTAAACGTGTTGATTCCATGAAATCAATCGTGGACGAAGGTCAAGCTAGTATCCAGAAAATGCAGCAGACGGTTTCTGATGTTGAGAAATCAACCGCGGGTATCACGAGTAGCATCGAAGCAATTTCTAAAGCCAACATTGACCTGGCATTGCGTCAGCATGAGGACGTCAAGAAGCAATCGGTAACAAATGCGAAGATCCAAAGTGAACAACAGACTATTACCGATAGTGTTTCCGCAGTTTCTAAGAAAGTTGACCTGATCAAAGCCGAAATTGGTGACAACATTGCGGCGCAATTGGCAGAAGAGAAAGAAGCTCGAGCCTCAGCAGACGAAAGTTTATCTAAGCGGGTTTCTAAGCTCGGCGCGGAGATGGATGACAACATTAAGGCATCGATCACGGAAGAATCTAAGGCGCGGGCAACGGCTGATGAAGCTTTATCTAAACAGATTACCGCGTTGAAGTCAGAGGTAGATACAAATATCAAGTCAGCAATTAAGACGGAATCTGAAACACGCGCAACTCAGGACGTGGCTCTTGCGTCTCAGATTTCATCTCTGAGCGCTGAAATGACCAAAAACAAAGCGGCTATCAATACGGAAACACAAGCCAGAGCAAATGAAGATCAGGCTTTGAGCAAACGGATTGACTCTTTGACCGCAGATATGAACAACAACGTTAAAGCAGCAATCAATTCAGAAGCTAAAGCACGAGCTGATGCTGACACTGCAGTGTCCAACACCGTTAAGGCGTTGGAAGCGAAAGTGAATAATGTTGCGGCTTCTGTAACAACCGAATCCCAGGCGCGAGCAAGTGCAGATACCGCCTTAGGGCAACGGATTGATTCAGTCAATGCCAAAACTGATCAGATGTCGGCAACCGTTCAGCAGACATCAAAAGCGGTAGCCGATGTAAATGGCAAGCTATCAGCATCATGGACGTTGAAGATGGAGACGTCAGGGAAGAACAATGTCAAATATGCGGCAGGTATGTCGTTAGGCATTGATGGCGGCACTTCTCAATTCCTTGTTCGCGCTGACCGATTTGGTCTGGTCAATTCAGTTGACGGTAGAATCACGACGCCTTTTGTTGTGAATAATGGCGTTACTTACATGAATGGTGCTTACATTCAGGACGGCACTATCACCAACGCTAAGGTCGGTGATTTACAGTCGAACAACTACGCTGTCGGAAAAACAGGATGGCGAATTAGCAAAGGCGGAGGTTTTGAAATTAACGGAAACACGAGCGGCGCGGGTCGTATGGTTATCTCAAACAACCGTATTGATGTTTATGATGAAAGAGGTGTATTGCGCGTCAGGTTAGGGCTTTTGTAATTTTAAGTGGCTTCGGCCACTTTTTTGTTCATATTTATAAGGAGAAAAAATATGTGGTACAGGGAAGGTACTGCCTCATTTAAACAAGGTCACCGCATTGTCACCGGTGAAAACACGCGTTGGAATCAGACCAAGTTTGGTGTTCTGCCCGGTATGATTTTGATTGGGCCGGATATGGGACTCTATGAAATACATAGTATCCAAAGTGATACACAGTTAACTTTGGTAGAAGCTTACAGAGGCAAAACTGAAAACGACACACCAACCCGCATTGTGACAACTTACGAAGGGGATTTGAGCCAATTCAGCGCGCGTTTCTCTGCATTACTCACTTCGATTTCCAAAGATGCGACTGAAATTCGTACCTGGTTAACTTCACCTGATGAAGTCAGCATCGTTAATGATTATGGGAAAGAGTTGAAGGTTATTTCACTGCCCAAAATCACCCAAGAACATGCTGAACGTGTTAGATGGTTCGATGATAACAAGACGGCAATCAGTGAATCTGGCGACAAAGCCAAGCAAACCGCTGCAAATGCAGAAATTGCCGGTAAATCTGCAATAGCGGCAAAGGAGTCTGAATTTCAGGCAGCTATGAATGCAAAGATAGCTTCTGACGCGGTGGCTGAGGCCAAGCTCTCGGAAACCAATGGTAAGGCTTCTGAAATGGTGGCCAAAACGTCGGAAACCAAAATTATTAGTTCAGCAAAAGCCGCGGCGGACTCGGCGATTGCTGCAAAAACTGCTGAAAATAATGTATCTACTGCGGCAAAAGCGGCATCAAATTCTCAGCTTGCGGCTAAAACCTCAGAAGAAAACGCCGCGGAATCAGCAAAGACAACGCAAACTGGTTTATCAGAGATAAAAAACCTAACCCAAATCGCAACTAAAGCAGCTGGTGAAGTCACTACAGCGCGGAACGGCATGGAGGAATTGGTTGTCAGAGCTGCTGATTTACAAAGTGAAGTGACTATCGTTCAGACAGAAACTAAAAATCTGCTAGATGAAATTGCTACGCTGAAAGTACAGACAGAAGAAGCACAGAAAAAGGTTGCCGACTCTTTGAGCTCTGTAACCGCTGAGACGATGAATGCAGTTAAGTCAGCTCAAGCATCCCGTGAGAATGCGAAAACCGCGCTGAATGCGTCTGAAGAAATAGGTTCCAAACTGGCGGAGGCTACCAAAGCCGCTCAAGCTGCGATAGCGGCTGAAAAAGGCATTAAGGATCATGTTGATATTGCCAAATCAGCCAGCGAACAGGCGGATAAATCAGCTAAAGCAGTAGCTGAAACACTGACTAAAACAGAAACAAATGCTAAAGCTGCTGGCAATTCTGCTACTTTGGCTAAGGCTTCTGAGGAAAAGGCTGTTGCGTCAGCTAAGGTAGTTTCAGACTCACAAGCAAGCGTTTTAGCTTTAACTAAGGCTGTAGAAACTCACAAGAATGTTACGGTAACCTCGGCTAATGCGGCTAAGACCTCAGAAATCAACTCTGCTGCTTCTGCCAAGACGGCAACCGACAAGGCAAATGCTGCGAGTGAATCTGCCATGGTGGCGGCTAATGCGGCAAAACAGACGGCTGATAGTGCAGTCATTGCTAAGAATGCTTATTCTAAAAGTGAATCAGATGCTCGTTTCCAGCTAAAAGGCAATTATGCGAATGGTGAATCACATACGTTCTCGCAGTCTATACAAGCTCCCAATGTTGTCACCGGATCTGGCAATAACCTGAGTTACTTCTTCCAACGAGACGGTGTGTGGGTGTGGACTGCTCAACAAAATGGTGCATGGAAAGGAGAGGTAAAACATCCAGGCAGAAGCGGCATTTTGGCATTGCAGGGAGATGCCTATACCAAAGGTGAATCTGATGGCAAATACCAACCTAGAGGCAGCTATGCGGCCTTGAACGGCAACCATGGCATAGATTTCAATGGTCAAAATGGTAACTTCAACGACGTTTACATTCGTTCTGACCGCCGCAATAAGAAAAACATCCGTAAGATTGATTGTGCGTTGGCCAAACTGGATCGAATCAATGGTGTTCTCTACGAAATTGAAACCGAGAAGGGTTTTAAACAGTCTGGCGGCTTGATTGCTCAGGATGTGCAGCAGGTACAGCCGGAGCTGGTTCTGTCTGACAAGGATAATTTATCCGGCGATAAGCGTCTTCGACTGAATTATAACGGTGTGATTGGTTTACTAGTGGAAGCAGTAAAAGAGCTACAAGCAGAAGTTGTTGAGTTAAGAACGCAAATAAAAGGTTAAGGTGACCAATGACAATTGAAGCTGGAAATATTGGTTCTAATGCAGTGACCGAAACCAACAAACGTTCAATGATTGAGGCTGGTAAGGAGGTTGGATTATCACCACCGTTTAAAATGTCTGATATGGTCGGGAAAAGTGTTGGTGCAGTAGTAGTATTTGGTGAACATATAAATATTGTTAAAGGGTGGATCGGCCAAAAAATTGATGGCATGAAGTACCCTGTTATAGGCAGTCCAGCAAGATCGTTTAAAATGTCGGGGCTTGAAGTGATTGGAATTGGCATGATAGGGCCCTTCGCTATGGGATGCATTGCGATAAGAGGCAGAATTCCAGGAACGGGAAAGATTGTAGCGACAATAAATAATCAAATCATTAATTTTATTTACGTAAGAGCTGTTGACACGGCTAAACGAGATATGTTTTGGGCAGCGGCATCTCCGGAAGATCAGAATAAATTAAAGGCGATTTGTGACAGTAACGTAGGTAAGCAAGTTAGGTTCAATTTGATATCCTCCTCGTCCTGAAGGACGAGCCAGTCAATACCCGCGAAGCGAAAATAACGCCCTGGCCGGGGATTAAACCGGGTTAATGAGGAAAATGGATGGCATTATGATTCATAATGAAAGGAACAAACCTCGTTATTTTTAACGAGGTTTGTCAGCGGTCTGAAAGGGGCGCTATGCCCTTTCCGATTAAAATTTCTTGTACACGTCTTTGCGGTGTCCAACGCTCAATGCAATGACCAGCAGCTTTTCATCTTCTATCGTGGCAATGAGACGGTAATCTCCGATGCGCCAGCGGATAAATTCGGCTTTATCACCTTTCAGGATTTTACCCATCAGGCGGGGATTCACCGCGTTGTTAATATGCGTCTCTATGTACTTCTGGATAACTCTCTGGTGTACCGCGTCGATTTTCTTAAACTCTTTGACAAACCGCTTTGTGTACTCTGTCCGGTAGCGTGTCATGCCTCACCACCTCAAACAGATTTAAACAGTTCGTCATGGCTGATTGTCGTTTTATCACTGAGATAGTCCTCATAGCTTTCAGTGGCGAGTTGTAAATCTAACTCGTCCTCGATTTTTTCCCTTACTGCACTTTTGCACAATTCGCTGAATGTTATCCCTTTGCCGTTCGCGTAGGATTCAAACAGGTGAAAATCTTCGTTATTCAACCGAATTGCTTTTGTCAGGTTTTTGTTCATATCCGCCTCCTTATTTATTGTTATACAATGTATAGCAATAAATAAGGAGCGTCAATAAAGGGGGCGTTTGACGAAAGGGAAATTAAGCCAGCAAGTCCCTCGTGGATGCAGGTGCTGAAGGACAGAGTTTTACGGCGCATCGGATAAAATACATCCCTTAAAGGTAAGTGATAACTTACTATTAAGATAGAAAAATGTTATAAATTCCCCACCCCGATTTGACTATTACATGGAGGTTAAAATGTCGAACGAGGTGGGAAATGTGACACCAGAGATGGTGGAACACATTGCTAAAATTGTCGCCAGGGAAGTAGTGACAAATCTAAAAGGCGACCTCACTGACAAAATAGGCGCTGAAGTCGCTAATCAACTGAAAAGCTACTTCGGTGATATGACAGCAGCACAACATAGTATTCAACATGCAAACTTGGAAAAGTTGCTGACACGGCTAGAAAGTATCTCCAGCGGTTTTTTTGATGGGATTATCTCAAAAATCACGTCAATTTTAACTGTAGCTCTAATTTTAGGGATAGCCGCTTGGGGAATGAAAAATGGATTTGGAAACTGATAAAAAAGAGGCAAGGATGGCAACTCTAAGAAAGTCCGCAATAACCCTGGTAATATCTAATGAGGTTTACCATGGCAAATAGCGGTTTGGTAATTAACAATAGTAAAGGTGAGCCGACAATCCGTATAACAGACCGAATTGGCCGTTATGCCGGTAAGCATATTATTGATGGTCTAAAAGTTAAGTCCCGTTTTAAACATACATTCTCTCATCCAGAATTAGAGCTTTATGGTGAATTGTTCTACTGGATTAGTCCCAATTTTTTTTGGAGTGAAGATACTTATATTTCAATAACGATCAGTGGTTCGAACATGCATACCGACATTTTCATCCCAGACATGATAGGCAAAGAACCGTTTATTATTTATTATGGGGTTAGATAATGGCTAATCATGGATTTCAATTAACAGGTAGTCACGGAATTTTTCAGATTGACGGTACTCACCAAAATATGTGTCTTGCTGATGTTGTCTCAATGCAAGGAACAGGGGGGAGAGTCTATTATGGAGGAGACATTGATACAGGATATACGGCTAAATTCCCCCCAATTATTACAAATTCTAATTCCATCATTGCCATGGATTGTGATAATTGGGTGGGGATATTCGATGATTCAATGGTGCAGCCGATAGGGGCAGGAAAAGTTAACACTAAGATTTATGTTTTTAGTGATAAACCTCACAACTGGTATCAGTCTAATATGGGGCTCAGCATTCGAAATGATAAAAATGTTGAAGTTTACAATTCCAATTGGGCGACAATGAAAATTGTTGATGTGTTCCATCTCGGTATCAACTACATCAAAAGTTGGAATTATAAGATTCCTGTGGGTAAAAAATATGCCTTTGCTATATTTGGTGGAGGTCATGAAGTATCTATTAGTCATTATGATGGAAAAACTAGTTATTATTTTTGGCGTCGCGTTGGGAATTTGTTTGAAATTAATTTTATGACATATTCGGAGTTCCTAAGTGCTGCCAGAAATATGTATAAATTCATAAAATCCCCTATGTCAATTATTGTTGTAGACGTGACAGATATTTAATTTAGCAAAATCCGCCCGCCGTAAACCCTCGCCCAATGCGAGGGTGTTGCAAAAGACTGGCATTGAAAATAAATTTTGGAAACTGATAAAAGAGAGGCAAGGATGGCAACTCCAAGAGGTATCCGCAACAACAATCCCGGCAACATCGAACGAGGTTCGCCGTGGCAAGGTCTAACCGATAAACCAAAAGACTCACGCTTTTGCGCCTTTAAAGATCCTGTTTTCGGTATCCGTGCAATTGCGGTAACACTTATCACCTATCATGACAAACGCAAAGCAAAAGATGGCTCTCGCATCGACACCATCCGGGAAGTGATCGAACGTTGGGCACCTAAAGTAGAAAACCACACAGATAACTATGTGCGCTTTGTTGCTCGCGCTGTTGGCGTTCAGCCCGACTCAGAAATGGATTTGCATCAATACCACATTATTCGCCCGTTAGTTGAGGCAATTATTGCTCAGGAAAACGGGAAA